TCTTAGTACGCCAATGCCTTTAGCATTAATAGTTGCACGGTTTAAATTTTGACTTATATCATAACCTGCCTGTGCTATTGCTCTTGCAAATTTGTTTTGTGCTTTCTTTAAGTATGCTTCAGCCTGTTTGCTTGGTGCTATTGTACTTGGTTGTATATAACCTGTTGTGGTTTCATCTTCTTCTAATCCATCAAGTTTTGTACCTGTACCTTTTTCGAAATCCTTTACACTTTGTTTCCATTTTTTATCAGCACCCGGAGCACTTAATTTTTTATATTCTTCTAATGTGTTAAATGCTGATGCCACTAAGTACATACTGTTAACATAATTTTCTTTAGAAAAATAACCTTTTAATACATCTATTGCAGGATGTTCGACATCTGTTCTACTTTTTACACGCTCTTCATCATCAGGTGAAATAGTATCTAGTTTGCTTATCATTCTAAACAATGCTTTTACATAGTCGTCATTGTACATCTTGTCGCTATATGCAGCAGTCAATGTTGCCGCATATCTAACAATTGCTTTTACTGCTGTATTATAATTATTATGGTAATCGTTGCCACCACCAATTCTAAATTCAATTAATTGGTTGCCTGTCTCTTTGTCAGATTCTTGTTTAAAATTAATAGCACTGAACTTATCTCTACTAATACCGCCTTTTAATATTTCTTCAATACCTTTTATAGTTTTAGTACTGTCAGGATTTCTTTTAAGTTCACTTGCCATTCTTTTTAAGTTATCCATTTGGCTTTTTGCATAAGAGTTTCCTTCTCTGCCAAATGTACTTAATAAATATTTGTCGCCTAACAGTACAGCAAGTTTAACATCGTTAATATCTTCTTTTTCTTCACTGTCTAGACTCATTGTAACATGTAATCCAGTTGAACTATTTGTTTCGGCGCCTTGCTCTTCTAACCACTCAAATAAACTTTTCATTTCACCGAGCATTTCTTTTGGTGTGCTGTACACTGGGCTAATTATTTCTGCCCCTGTGCCACCTGAATCAATCGAACTATCATCCTCTACACGCCAATAATCTATTCCACCGCTAGTGGAATGATATTCACCAACTTGTACTTCGTTGAACTTACTGTTATTGTACATCCAGTCTTCTAATCCCGCGGACACTTCCTCTAATCCGCCGCCTCCATTTGGATTGTAAAGATAAATTCCAAATTCTGAAAGACAACTACTCCAACTACCGTACTCGTTACTTGCCCAGTCGTCTATGCTATTACTATCTCTTGCATCATCATAGGCTCTTTCCATTGCTTCGCCTTCGTCGCGAACACCATCTGCAAGCCATTCTTTGTACTCATCGAGTAATTCTTCTTCCACATACTGACGACCCCAAGCCATAAAGTCCCAATCTTCGAACTCTTCCAATTGGTCATCGTCCATGTCTTCTACTTGATTTTCTTTGTATTCCCTTATGTCATCTTCGTCTATTTCTTGATCTATGTAATCGTTGAGATATACTTCGTCCTCTTCTCTTTCGCTAACTATTTCCCAAACAATATCACTTTCGAGGTCCATCGCCTGTTCGCTAATCCATTCATCGTACGCATCATTAATAGTATCAACCGAGCCTCGACCATCTTGATCTGCAACAAAATCTTCAATGTCATACCAGTTATATTCGTATAACCAGTCACCCTCATCATCATCACTTCCACCATAAATATTTTCCCAACTTGTTTCGGCTTCGAATCCACATTTAATAGGTGCAACTAATGCTTCTTTTGCTAACTTCTGACTATTAAAATTAATCTCAAATAGTAGTTCGTCACCTTGCTCACGGCGTTTATGCTCTCGAGTAAGTCTCTTAATTTTTTGGCCTATGTGACTTTTCTTTTGTCTTTTAGTAAGCATTTTGCCAAGTTTGCCTTCACTTACTTCCTGCTCTTCGCCTGGCAGTGTAATATCATCGTCTGGATTAAGTGTAAAAAATTCTTTGCTTTTTTGGTTTTGTACAACAACTGCATCTTTGTTTAAGCCATTGTCTACTGGGCTTACAACTTTAATAATGTCGCCTTTGTCGTCTTGGTATTCAAAGTCTTGTGCTAACTCTTTTGCTTTTGATATAGTTGGCTCAACTGGTGCTGGTTGTTCAGTGTCAGTCTTATTTTGCTGACTGCTAGGACTTACTTGAGGTTTGTTTACACTTGATTTTGGTGGTTTAGCGGCTGCTGTTGCTTTAGCAGTTGAACCTGTTTTTTGTTGAGATGTTGGTGTACTTGCACCACTAGACATGCCGTACTCAGAAATTAAAGACTTTAGTGTGCGTATATCCTTCGCTTTCATCTTGTATTAACGCCTTCTTCTTACTGGTCTATTGAGTGATTTTAACCTCTTTGCCATAGGATTAAATCTTTTAGTTCTACGAGCTTTACGAATCATTCGTTTGCCCATTTTGGCTTTTGTTCTTCTCAGTGTCATACGCTTTTTGAGATCAATTGGCTTTGCACATTGACTTGGATTAGCAACAACTCTGCCTGCTCGTGGACCGCTTGTACAACGGACAGCACGTTTAATCTTGTTGCCCATACGGCGCCAAACCATACGAGCTTCGAGGATTTCTCCCTCTACTATTTCATCAAGTCTCATCCTAATAAGCTCTCTAATAATATTGCTATTGTACCTAGCAATGAAGTAACAGTAACAGCAACTATGCCAATAATCCATCCTTCCATTTTATTTAATCTTTGCTTAGTATCATCTTTAAATTCACGCAACTCAGTTGTTATTGCTTCAATACGAAGCATGTCAGCAATGATGTGTGCTTCGATATTTCCTGAGTATGCCGGTAGTGATTCAGCAGCTTGATCTAACTCTGGTTTTGTTTTCTTTGGCATGTTATAATAAATCCTGTTTTGTGAATTCCATATTTACTGAATTCTTTGTATCTATTGTGCCTGCATTTAATACAATACCGTCAAGTTCATCAACTAATGTAGTAATGCTATGCACACTCTCACGCTCAAAAGCAAATTTAAAAATCCAGCCAGCACCTGTCATAGTTGGTGCTCCATATCCTTCTAGTACATTAGCACCTACTCCGCTTAATGCAACTGGCTTGTTCATGATAATTGGCATAGCTCTTAAGCCAATAACTTGAACAACACTTTCAAAATCTTTTTGCGTATTGTTTGTAAAATCACCAGTATGTGTAATGTCTAATGATGTATATAATGTGTAAAATTCTATGTTTCCTGTTACAACTTCTTGGCTGTTCATTGCGCCTGATCTATTTAATGTCATGTGTGTCTCCGATATATACACTATTTATCATCAAACTGTTAACAGGTATCTAAAAATTTTTGCTGGTCAAAAAAAAGCACTCCGAAGAGTGCTCTTTAATGTGACGCCTTGCAACATCACGTTCCTAAGGTAGTAAGGAATTCTAGCCGGAAAAGGAAGTTACCCCAGCCCATGCACAGCCAGTAACACCGAATGCGTTAGTAGCATCATCAGCAATTGCTGGGCCACCTTCGTATGCAATGTATATTGCTGTAGTTGCATCTACTGAGAAACCTTCAATACCAGTAATAGTGTAGTTTTGTACAGTTATTGCTTGTATTAAAGCATCCATTTTCGCTTGGGTCATGTTTGTTGAAACTGTTGCAGTTGCAATATGTATTACTCTACCGAAACCGTTTAGGTCTTCAGTAAAACCATTTACTCTTGTTTGTGCCATTTTGTTACTCCGATTTGAACGGGCTTACCTGTTGCCCTATGCAAATATTTATCTTATTATAGTCAAAAAAAATCCCCACATAGTGAGGATTTTTTAAACTAAATGTTAAAACTTAGCCAAAAGTTACAACTAATGTTGCGCCTGTTAATGATGGTGTTGCGCCAGCGCCTTGTAAAGCGATGTGACAACCGTCATTTGCTACGTCATCTTCAATTGCTACAACGATAAAGCCTTCTGCTTGTGCTTCTGCTGTCACGTCTGCTACTGAGTTTGTTGATACATCAGTTACTGACATAATGTGAGTAGTTCCTACTAGGCCGTTAGCTGCTCTAACTGCTGCGTTTGGGTTTGCTTGTGCCATGGTTATTCTCCTAAATATAATGTAGAGCTAATTCTTTACTCTATGTACTTATTTATCAATCTAGTCATAAAAAAAGGCAGTTAAACTGCCTTTTAATATCTAAAGTTAGTTAAACTTAGAATGATACATCAGCAATAACGTGTGCTGCAATGTCACCGTTTGCTAAGTTATCTGCACCTTCAACTATCATTTTAACTGTATCGCCTGATACTGCGCCAACTTTAAGTACTGAAAGGTTTAAGTTTTGAACAGAGCTAACTAATGCTGTTAATTGAGTTGCTGAAATATTTCCTGATTGTTGTTGAAAACTTTTAAGAAATACATCTTTACCAATAAACTCGCCTGCTGCTGCTGATCTTCTATCTGCTTGTGCCATGTTAATTCTCCTGAATTGAATATATGCTATTATTTATCAATCTATGCTTTAAAATCCGATTTATTTATACTAAGAGCGTCTAAGTTTCTGGCTTGTGATTTTGCTTTTCCTAATGCTGAACTAAATGTTGTTCCAAGATCTGTTGTGTTTAGACCTGCTGTTGGATTTAATTTCTTTAATATTCTTTGTCTTGTGTTGCCATCACCGGCAGTATAATCTTTGACTGCATTCTGGTTACCTACTTGGGCACCTCGTTTTTTCTTAGGCTCTGCTGACAGTTTAACTGGAGAATCAGTATTTGTTTTATCAGATTTCTTTTTAGATTTTCTGTCTTTTGTTTGTTTCTTGCCAGTTACATATTCACTGTCTGGGTACATATCTTGTACTGCTGCTTTGATTGCTGTTCCTGCATTATAATTTGGCTTATTAAAATATTGTAAAGCATTCATAACAACTGAAGCCTTATGGAATTGCATTGCCCACTGATACTTGTTTCCGTTAGGATCTAAAAACTCGCCGTCAAATTCTTGATTAAGTAATTCAAGTGAATCTTTAGTACCTTGGGTTTCACGCTCTGCTATAATTTCATCAATTCTCATGTTTGTTTCTTCCTTCTACCAGCAGCCCAATAACCTGCTATAGCACCAATACCGGTACCTGCTTTTTTAACTGTATCAGGTTTTTCTTTAGCAAGTTTTGTTAATTTCTTAGCGGCATACCTACCTGCGGCTGCACCAATTGCTGCACCTGCTACTTTTTGTGCAAAACTAGTTCTTGGTACATCATATGCTGGTTCTGTGCTATACTTCCTATATTTAACCATAGTAGACATAGGTGTAAGTAATTCACTTCCTCTTCCTATGCTACGCATTGTTTGTAATATTTTTGTTACTACTAGTTGTCTACTTGAATACTTTAAATTACCCCAATCAGTAATAAATCTACGGTATTGTTTATACTTAGAATCTGTAATTTGTAGTTGTGCTTCTAGTCTAAAGAAGTAACTAACTGCTTCATTTTTTCTATCAGAGCCGTTTGCAATTTTTTTCATAAACATAAAATGCTTTCTAGCATCAAAGTTTATATTTTGTAAAAAAGAAGTACTTGCTACTCTGTTCTTTAATGTTATTTTATTACTCTTAGGATTTGCAATTGTAAAACATAGCATGTATAAGTCAGTAGCACTAGTTCTAAATGTAGTATATCCACCATACTGGGAGGTTTGCTTTGCATAATTTGCTGCATAGCCATGTTGTACATCATCCTGTACCATCATATAAAGTGCAATGGTATTTAAATAAGTTAGATTAGCAACATCTCTACCAGTGAGCTGACGCATATTGCCAGAAGATCTGTATAATCTACTTTCAGATATTTCTTGATCTATAAATTCTAATTCCATTATCCTGTTGGCTTCCCTGTTCCAAAGTTTAATCTACTGAATTCCATTCTGTCAACTAGTTTGAGAGCATTACCAATTCTGTCAATAGCAACAAAACCTTCTCCGCTTGTGGCTTTAAATCCTTCGCCATCGGCTGCAAAAGTTTGTGTGCTTTGTAATTTTCCTAACTTAGCAATAATGGCCAACTTTGCTTTGATCAACATCATGTATAAATCATATACTGCTGTGATTTCTCCTGCATGTTGTTTAATGAATGTTACAGTCTGAACCATTTTTTCAGTTTTAGCATCTTTAGTTGCTTGTCTTTTTACTTTGTCAATTTCTTTTGTAGACTTATCAATCCATTTTACAACAAATTCTTTTGCTAAACTTTCAGGGGAGCCAAAGTCTCCTGCTCTAATCTTATTGTTTACTGTGGCTTTTAGTTGTTGTAAGAAATCTTTGCCCACTAAGTCGTTGCCTTTCTCTAACCAATTAAACACATCTTTACTAATTTGCTTAGTGTAAGTGTCAGCGGCTTTGATAGTTGCTAATACTTCTGCTGATTCTTCAGCAGTCATTGTTACTGTACCTGATACATCCTTAATGTTTGCATCTGTTTGCCAAACACTAGATGTACTGCCTAATCTATTTGAATCGAATCCAAATGTTGCTGTTGTATCTGCTAGTGTTGGTCCGCCTGCGTACTCTGTGTGCCACACTATACCTAGCTCAGCACTTAGCATTTGCTGTGCTAGTTCACTGTCCTTTGGTAAAGCATAAGCAAGAGTATTAGGCTTAAAATATATTAAGGCTTCACCATCGTGATTCATTTCTTTGATGTCACCTTTTTGAAACATCAAGTCGCCTTGTGCAACTGTGTCCCATTTTAATTTGCTTAAATGTTTTAAACAATTTTTTAATTTGATTCGTAAACCACTGCCGTCTTTGTCACCTCTGTCTGCGTGGTACTTGTCGATGTCTTCTTCAGTGAAGTTAAGTTTTGCTTTTCCTGCAAACACACCTTTAGTGCCTACAAAAAATTTGCCAGTTGCCGGATCTTTACCTGCTACGATTGCAGGTGAACCGTCCCACTTAACAGTCATATCAAATGCACCTTTTGCG